CGCCGACGCCCGCTTATCAAAGAAGGTTTTGCACCAATTCCATACGGGAGTACAAAGTAATGTCTTTAAGTAAACCAAAAGCACCAAAGCCAACGGCAGAACAACTTGCTGTTCAGCGTAGACAGTCAGCGGCATTAGATGAAGAAATCGCAGAACAGGAAGAACGCGCACGGGCATTGTCACGCGGCACCCTTGGCGTTAGGTCGCTATTGGGTGGCGTTTCCAGCCGTGGTGCACGTCCACGTGCAGGCGGTTCAGGCGCTTCAAGCGGTTCAGGCGGTTCAGGCGGTTCAGGCGGCATATCAAGTGCCGCTGGTTCTTATACGGGCGGACTAGCCGGTTTACGACGTGGTATGACACGCAGTAACATTTTACGGTAGGGATATGACATGGCACTTCCGCCCCATCTTGGAAAAATCCAAGACATAAAGGAACGCGAACAGAAAGCGTTCAACATGGAACACTTGTGGCATGACCAATTGACCACGGTGTATGAATACTTTCTGCCACAGCGCAACTTGTTCGACATTGAAGACAAGGGCCAAAAGAAGATGGAACGCATCTTCGATTCGACCGCGCTGACAGCAATCCAACAAGGGGCAAGCAAGCTTCAAGAAAACATCGCACCGATATGGTCACGCTGGGCTACTTTCCAACCCACTGAACAAATCATTGCATTGTTGGAAACCGGCCAGTTCGAAGTAACGGAAGAACAAATTCGCACAAATTTGGATAAGCAGTGCGAAGTCATATTTGATTACATCAACCGTTCCAATTTCCACACGCAATTTTACGAGGCTGCGCTGGATTTATTAGTTGGCACGGCAACGATGAAGATTGAAGAAACGGATGATGAAGACCATCCTATTGCCTTCCATACGATTCCACAGAAAGGTATTGCCTTTGAAGAAGGGCCTTACGGAACTGTTGAAACGCATTGGCGCCGCTTCCAAGTAAAGGCGCGATTGTTGGAAAGAATGTGGAAGGGCTTTGAGCCATCGCCCAAGATTACATCGATGATCAAGAACAGTCCGAACACTGAAGTGCGTGTTTCGGAAGGCGTCATTTACGACCCTAAGACAAAACGGTATTACGGCTGTCTTTGGGTAGAAGGCGAAGACCGATTTAGTTGGGATGAAGATTTTGGTGAAACCTCACCATGGGTGACCGGCAGATATACAAAGGTCGCAGGTGAAGTACGTGGACGCGGGCCAGCAATGCAAGCGTTGCCTGATGTGCGATCACTAAACAAAGCGAAAGAATTTGTATTGCAGAAAGCCGCGATTGATTTGGCAGGAATGTATACGGCGACTGATGATGGCGTAACCAATCCATACACGATGACGATTGCACCTGGCGTTGTTATTCCAGTTGGCTCAAACAATACAAACAACCCATCCATCCAGCGATTAGATACAGGAACGAACCTTGCGCTTGCACAATTCGAAATCAACGAATTACAAATGGCAATCAAGATGGCTTTGTTTTCTGATCTTCGTGATCCCGTTGGCCCTGTTAGAAGTGCAACCGAAATCGCTATTGAAACGCGTGAACTGGCCAAGCGAATCGGTTCGGCGTTCGGAAGACTGCAAACGGAAATTCTAATTCCAATATTGAAGCGCGTTGTTTCTATCTTGACCCGTCGCGGAATCATCAATCCCATTTCAATTGATGGGCGCGATGTCAAAGTTAAGTTCACGTCGCCACTGGCACGGGCGCAAGACGGTGAAGACTTGTTGGCGGTACAGCAAGCCGTTCAGTTTGTCTTGGGAACCGCTGGCCCCGAACAAGTTCAGATGGCGTACAAGATTGAAGACTTTGGAACGTGGGCTGCCGAAAAGACTGGGATGCCTGCCGAACTGGTGCGTGACGATGTTGAAAAGGAACGCATCATTCAAGCTGGTGCACAAGCTTCACTTGCTTCACAAGAAGGGATAGCACAATGAAGTTCTGGGTGATTAAGAATTCGTTCTTTCCTATTGGTTACCGTGGCATTGTTCTTTGGCCGTTTGTCTTTATGCGCCCCACAAAAGACGAAGCTTACAACCGGCGACTGTTCCGCCATGAACTCCAACATTGTTACCAAATAGAACAGGCTGGCGTTGTACGCTTTTACGTACGTTACCTTTGGTTACTTTTTATTCACGGGTACTCAAAACACCCCGATGAAGTTGAAGCATATCAGTCTCAAAACCTTCCCCTTAGCAAAAAGCAAATTGCTTGGTATATAACGGGCAAAATCAATCTATGACATGGGAAACCATTGACGGGTATAACCCCGACGCAAAGAAACAGCAGGAAGAATTCAAGGCAAAGCAATCGGAACTGGTAAAGGCATACGCCCGAACTTTTTCGACTGACGATGGGCAAAAGGTTATCGAAGACTTGTCGCGTCGCTTTTTGCTGGATAACGCTACCTCATTATCAAGTGCAAACGTCAATTACGAAGCCGCGTACCACAACGGCGAAGCTGGCGTGATTCGCATGATTCTTCACTACATCCAACAGGCTGAACAAATATGACCGACGAAGAAAAAAAGCCACGGAAGCCCCGTGCGCCAAAGAAAAAGTTTACGGTGGAAAACGCAAACGCCGAACATTTCAAAAGGATTGGGTTCGACATCGCATGGCTGGACAAGATAGGCGAACAATACCAATTTGAACGCTTTCAATATCTTCACAAGTTTCGTGCATTCCGTTGCTATCGTGACGGTCAGCACGTTGATTGGCTGGATGTAAACGATGCGGCATTGCTTAACGGCAAGCGTCGCGTGGAAAACATCTTGCTGAAACACCATCCCCTGCCAAAGAAACGGCAGGTTATTCAATACCCTTGGCGATAAGGAATAGAACATGGAAGAAGTTGAACAGGCCGTAGAAAGTAACGACACCCTGACATCACTGGTCGACGGGGCTGCCCCCGAACTTGGTGAAGGTGAATACTTTCTTTCAGACGGAATCAAAGGCGTTGGCGATATGCCGGAATGGTACAAAGCCGACAAATACAAATCAGTGGCAGAACAGGCGCGGGCCTACACTGAACTTGAAAAAAAGTTTGGTGGCTTTACCGGCGCACCCAAAGACGGCTATGAAGTTTATGAAGGCGTCGAAGAAAGCGACGAACTTTGGAATGAGCTGGTTGAATTTGGTGGCAGGCAGAATATGTCGCAAGCCGCACTGAATGAAGCTTGGCAATTGCTTACCGCGCAAGAAGAAGCGATTGAACAAGTGACAATGGAAATGGAATTGGAAAAGTTGGGCGATAGCGCACCCCAACGAATCAAGACCGTTGAACAGTTCATGAAGAACAACCTTGATCCCGAAACGTATGAAAACGTTCGTTACGCTGTAAATACCGCTGAATCAGTTGAACTAATTGAAGCGTTGATAAGCGCAACCGCACCACAGCGATTACCGATTGATGGTTACGTGGAACCTGGCGGTCTTACGTGGGATGACGTTGAAGCTGAAATGTACAAGAAAGACGAACACGGCAACTATCTTCGTTCGGTTGATCCTAACCATGAAAAGAAAGTTCAAAGGTTGCTCAAAGAATTTGGCGGCGATCGGCCCTATGTGCAAACTATTGGTTAACTAGCCAACTGTGATAGAATCGGGGCATCGGATACCCCGTTTCTACGGCCCGATGATTAGCTGAACGACTGGCCGATCATCGGGCACCCAGTCCTAAAGCACGATGTTTTTTTAATTGTGACAACTTGAAGGAATGGGATTATGTCTAAAAATCTTTCCGAAGTTGCGGTGATTGAATTCGACAGCATGGTGAAACAAGCCTATCAGGGCATGGGCATGCTGAAGAACGCGGTTACACTGCGCAACAACGTGGTCGGTGACACGTACAACTTCCGCCGAATGGGCAAAGGTCTTGCCAACCAGAAGTCAACTTCTGATCTGGTAACGCCTATGGATGTAACGCACGAACTGAAGACGGCAACGCTTCAGAACTGGAACGCACCCGAATACACTGACATCTTTGATCAGCAAGATGTGAACTTCGACGAAAAGCAAGAACTGGCAATGACTATTGCCGGCGCTCTTGGTCGTCGCTGTGATCAGCTTGTCATCGATGCAATGGATGCTTCCACGCCATTCACTACGCCAATCACTTCCGCTGGAAACCTTTCCATGGAAGATTTGATTTCGGCACAAGTCGAACTTAAAGCGCAGGGCGTACCTGGCGCTGAACTTTACGGCTTGATCGAAACCGGCGGCTTGGGTGGATTGCTTAACGATGAGAAAGCAACTTCATCTTTCTATCAGAACGTGAAGGCGCTTGTTCAAGGTGAGATCGACACGCTGATGGGATTCAGCTTCATGATTCTTGAAGACCGTGTTGAAGGTGGCTTGAACGAAGTAGGTGACAACGTTGATAGCTGGTTCTTCCAGCGTCCAGCGGTTGGCCTAGCCATCGGCATCGATATGAAGACCGAAATCAACTGGATTCCAGAACGAACTGCTTGGCTTTCAAACGGTATGTTGAAAGCTGGTTCAGTCGTTCGCGATGAAGGTGGTTTGGTTAAAGTAACTTACGACAAGACTGCATAAGGGGGTTATTGAAATGGCTTTTGAAAGAAATGACTTCCAACGCGTAGGTGCAGGACTATCAGGCATTGCGCCTTCAGTCTTCACGTACTCAAGCGTTGCAGACACAATCGCTACACAGCGTGGGGCCAACTATTTCAATGACGCGTCAGCGGAATTGTCGAAGGGTGAC